AATTAGTTAATTATCACATATCAACAACAATTAAGATTCTTATATTTAATCAACCAAATAATACTATCAAAAAAAAATTAATGTATTATGGAATAACAATATTTTTAACATATTTAATATATTTAAAACCATTTATTGAAAAGTGGAGTATTAAATATAGTATTAAAAATTATACCGGATTAAGTATTTTGATTGCAACAGTATTTTTTGAATCATTAATAACAGAATTATTATATGTTGGAAATTTAGATGTAAAAGAACCTTTGACAAGATGTATTATTGATTTGTTAATGGAACATTTTGTAAATATAATTATAAAGCCTATAACTGAGGATGAATTAGTTAATTAAAATTGAAATAAACATAAAAATTTAAAAGAAATATATACAATGGAAAATAATATATCAAATTTTTTGCCATCTAAAAAGGCTAAACAAACAAATTCTAAAAACAATTATGATAAATTTAATAATTATTGTTTTCAGATATGTGAAATTATTGACAAAAATTGTGTAAAATTAGACATCGGTGAAGAAAATTATGTTAAAATTTTAGGTTATTTACATTCCCTAAGATGGGATAAAATAATTCAAAATAACTGTAAACATTATTATTATAATGATTTACAATTAATTATAAATGAATATGGCGATCAATGGTGTAAAAAAGATAAAATTTTTAGTTATAACACATTAAAAAATGAAGATATAAATGAAATTGATATTCGTATTTCACTTTATAGAACTAATAAAATTCCAACAGAAATTTTTCCACCAATTACAAATTATCACGATATTCGTAAAATTAGAAAAACAAGATTTATTAAAAAGAATGTTTCTTTTGAAATATTGGTTATAGGACATAGGGATAGATATATTAGTTATGAAATAAAAATTTATGGTAATGTTTTATCAAATGTAGTTAATCAATTTAATCAATTTATGAAAAAATGTAATGAAGTTTCTTTTTTAAAATTTTCTAAAAAAAATTCTGTTATAATTGATAATCATGATATATCTAAATTATCGCTATCTATTATTTAAATAAATATTAAAACTGAATTTAATATTTAAATATTAATTGATATATTTTTGTTTAATATGAATAAAGATACATTTGATAAACACTTTGAAAAACTAAAACAATTTGATATCGGTATTAATACCGAACTAAAAAAAATACAAGTTGATTATAATAATCAAGACAATATACAATCTTGTCATAATTGTTTAGAAAAAACAAGCATATATTCGGATCATTGTAATGGTTATATAATTTGTAAAAATTGTGGTTTTATTTTATCACATATATTGGAAAATAATGCTGAATGGAGATGGTATGGATCAAATGATACAAAGGGTTTAGATCCAACTCGTTGTGGAATACCAATTAATCCATTACTACCAAAATCGTCAATGGGAACTTATATTGGCGGAAATAAATATGGTTCTTTACAACGATTACATTCGTGGAATGCTATGCCTTCCGATGAAAGAAGTTTATGGCACGTATTTCAAGATATTAATATTAAAACTCAAAATACAGATTTGATATCAAAGATTAAAGATGAGGCGAAAATGTATTATAAAATGTTAAGTTCCAAACAAAAATCAATTGAAGGTATTTTGACTAGGGGGACAGTTAGAGAAGGAATAAAGGCTGCTTGTTTATTTGTTGCTTGTAAAAATAATGGAGTTCCTCGTTCTTCTAGTGAAATTGCTAAAATGTTTTCTATTAGTGCTACGGATGTAACAAAAGGTTTGAAAAAATTTGTAGAAATTGAGATGAAAAAAGATATTCAAATTAATGTCAATGTATCAGGTTCTAAGGAATTTGTCAAACGATATTGTTGTAAATTAAATATTCAACATTCTTTTGAAAAAATTGCTTTAATTATTGCTGATAGAGCACAACGATTGGGTATAGTTAAGGATAATACTCCACCATCCATTGCTGCTGGTGTAATTTATCTTGTAATTGTTATTTTCGAACTTAAAATTACAAAGATGCAATTGAAAGAAAAATTATGTGTTAGTGATGTAACTGTATCAAAATGTTATAAACGATTACTCGAACATCGTCATAAATTATTTATAGGGATCAAAAAATTGATATAAATATAAAATGTATATTAATACACAGTGCAATCAAACAAGAAACTACCAATATATAAAATACACATAAATTATATGATAATACCGATTAATATTATTAATATTATATTCAATTATTCGAAACCGTTAACTATCGATTTTTTATCACATGATCGTAAAACATTTTATGGTGTATGTATAAATATCCGATGTTATGAATGTATAAGATTTTGTCCCACATGTTGGAAAAATTTTAATGTTATTTATGATATGATTATTCGATTATCAAAAATATTGCCCCTTTCTACATTTGACATGATACAAGATAAAATTATAAAATACTTTATTATCCGACAAATAATCAGAAAAATAAATTTTAGAACATTTACTAATTACGAAAATAATTATTGTAATTTTTTAATACAATTACACGATTATTGTGAATATATTAGGCCAATGGAAATTAATAATAATTTAAATTATAGAAAATTATATCTCTTATTTTACATTATGGACAATTTTTTGTAATAAAAAATGGTTTATTTTCAATTTAATATAGTAAATTTTTAGAATAAATTTAAAAAATATATCTTGTAATATATATATAATATATAATAGTCATGAATCAAATTACTTCTGTCTTTCCATCAAACCCATCAAATCCAATTGCTGTAGGTACTAGTTGTATTTTACTTATTGTTGTTACACTTGTTGTATTTTTTCTTGTAACTTTGAAAAAAAGCATGAAAATGTTAAAAACAAAAGGAGCAAAAAATAAAGTATTAGGAAGTTTACTTATAATAGCAAGCCTTATTGGGCCACTTCTCCTCTTTGTTATTATTTGGATGATAGTTTTCAAAATAACAGGATTAAGTCCATCAGCATGGGATGATACTCTCTCAGGAAAAGTGAAAAAATGGCTTTTCTTCCTTTTAGCAGGATATCTTGCTAAATTAATTTATGATAAAATAAGTGGAACTGGAGGAACTATCCAACCCTTATAATCAAATTAGATTATTCAATTATATAACAATTTATAATTATTTTAATATAAATAATGAATTTTAATAAAATAATTATATGGGGTCATAAATTACACTCACATACACATTCGTATATACATAATGCTTTTTATTTAGCATTTAAACATTTAGGTTATAATGTATTATGGCTTGATGATAATGACAATATTGAAAATATTGATTTTGAAAATGTGTTGTTTTTAACAGAACACCAAGTATGTAAAAATATTCCAATTAAATTTGACTGTAAATATATATTACATAATTCATTTATTGATCCTGGAAAAACATACTATAAAACTAATGCTGGTACATGGAGAAAAAAAGATATCAAATTTAAAAAATTAGCTGAAAATGGTAATATTATTAATATACAAGTATATAAAACAAAATTTGTTGAAAATAAGACTAAACTTGAAGATTATGTATATTATGATCTAAATACATTTACTTTATATTTTCCTTGGGCAACTGATTTATTACCTGATCAAATTAATAAAATTAAAAAAAATATTAGGAATAATAGCCCTCGGCATATCGGGTTGCCTGATATCGGGTTGCCTGATATAGGGTTGCCTGATAAATCAAAAATAGAATACTTGGTGGGAACAATTGTTGATGAATGGAAACCATTTCAAATTGCTTGTATTAAAAACAAAATTAATTTTGTCCATATGGGAGGTTATAATGGATTAAAAAAAGTGTCAATTAAAGAAAATATTTCATTGATACAAAAATCGTATATAGCACCTGCTATACAAAGAAAAAGCCAATGTCAGGAAGGTTATATACCATGTCGTATTTTTAAAAATATTAGTTATGGAAAAATGGGATTTACTAATTCACTTGTTGTTTATGAACTATTTAATAAAAAAATTATTTATAACCCATGTACAACTGGATTATTCTATGATGCTAGTTTTTGGATAGAAAATAAATATGATATTAAAAAAATTCATGAAGTTATGGATTTTGTTCGAGATAAACATACATATTTAAATCGTATAGATAATTTATTTACTTTTTTTGAAATTATAACTAGAAAGATACCATTTAAGTAATTCTGCTCCTGCACAAACTATACAAAAATACATACAATTTTTTTTGAAATCATTCCAAAATATAGCATTAAGAACATCTTCTTGTTGTTTTAGTAATTTTTTAATTTGTTCTGGTGTATACGAAGCATGAATATGTTCTTGGTATTCTGCAACTTTACGCATAAATTCATCCATTTCTTCTTGAGAATTAAATTGAATCATTAAAGTTTTTATAAAAAAAATTAGTAATTCGATTTTAAAATAATAAAAAAGTTTGTGTAAATGAACCTACTACCGAAGTTGTTGGGAAGAAAAAAAATTGGAGGTCAGGAAAGTAAAAACTTGTATTCATTGTAAAACAATTAAATATAAAATAGAATAATTCTATATAATAGTAAATTATTAAAATGTCTTCAAGAAAAAATAATAAAAATAATAAAAATAATCCGGTTATAATCAGCAAAAATATTAGAGAAAATTCTGTTAAATTTATTAATGAATATATTACTGACAATAAATTAAGTAAAGATATCGAAAATGAGATTTATAATCATTCTTTAAAAAGTGCTTCATTAAGAGGTATAAATCCGAAATTAAATAATATTTACTTTCTTCGTATTTATAAACCTAAAGTATATTCAATTATTTCTAATTTAAACAATAATAGTCAATATATTAAAAATAAAAAACTTTTAGATAAAGTTAAATCTAAAATTATTTCACCAAACGAATTAATCAATATGAAACCTGTTTCTTTACACCCAAAACGCTGGCGAGAATATATCAAAAAACAAGAATTACTTGATAAAGAAGTTGTCGATTTATCATTACAAGCGACAACTGATCAATTCAAATGTCCTAAATGTAAATCGAAAAAATGTACCTACGTTTCCGTTCAAATCCGAAGTGCTGATGAAGGTATGACGAACTTTATTACTTGCGTAGAATGTTCAAATTCATGGCGTCAGGGCTAAAATCATATTTTAGTTTTTGTAATATAGTCTTTATTTTTAAACCATTTCGTATTACCACAAGTAGTACATGTACATGTTCTAACTGTTTTATCAAAAATCCATTCGGTATCGAAATAAGCCGCAACTCTACCTTTAGAAATCATTGCCTTTTTAACTTTCCATGCTTTTTTTTTACATATTTCGCATACTAATTGAACAGAATGTTTCATATCTGGAGATTTGATAGAAACATTATATGTTTTAGACTTACTAAAAAAACCTGCTCCAATTTGTTGTTCTCTTTCTAAATTTTTTTGATAAATTTTTTTCCCACCCTTCATAATATATTTTCCTCCTCTTTTACCTTCATAAAGTTTATATGATTTTTCTTTAATAATAATTCTATTCATTTATATATACATAATACTAATATTTTATTCTAAAATTTAGTTAAATATTTGAATATTATCTAATACATATCCAAATAGATATGAATAATGTTAAAATTATATCTGGTACATCACATCCTATTTTGGCTCAGCAAATATCATATAAATTAGGATTACCATTATGTGACTGTATTATAGAAAAATTTAGTAATACAGAAATAAGAATAGAAATATTAGAAAGTATTCGAAATAAAGATATTTTTATAATCCAGACAGGTTCATATAATACAGAGGAAAATAACAGTATTAATGATTATTTAATGGAGACTTTAATTACAATAGATGCTTGTAAAAGATCAATGGCAAAAACTATTAATTTAGTTATGCCATGTTATCCTTATGCTAGACAAGATAAAAAAGGTGGTCCTAGAGAACCAATTACAGCACGCTTAGTTGCTAATATATTAGAAGGTGCTGGTATTGATAGAATTATTGTAATGGATTTACATGCCCCACAAATTCAAGGTTTTTTCAATATTCCAGTTGATAATTTATATTCAATGCCATTAGTTATAAAATATTTTAAGGAAAATATATTTAAAAACAAAACTTTACAACAAATACAAAACGAATATGTATTAGCTGCACCAGATGCTGGTGCTATTAAACGAACTTTAAAATTTGGAAAAAGTATGACATTAAATACTATTTTTATACATAAAGATAGAAGTTATAAAATATCAAATACAATTAATACTATGATAATAGTCGGAAATCCAAAAAAAATTAAGAATAAAACTGTTATAATTCTAGATGATATGTGTGATACAGGTGGAACTTTAGCAAAATGTTGTTCATTATTAATAGAAAATGGTGCAAAAGACGTTATTTGTGTAGTAACTCACGGAATATTATCAGGACCTGCTGCTGAAAGAATTAATAGTTGTAAACAAATGTCAAAAATGATAGTAAGTAATACACTTCCACAAATAAAAAATCAAAAATTAATAACGAAATTAGAAGTTTTTGATATTTCGAATTTAATGAAAGAAGTTATTAAAAGAATTATTACTGGTAATTCAATTTCCGCATTGTTTCAATAATAATTAAGGTAAAGTATCACTTTTAATTGATGATTTTAAAAGTTTTGCTTCACTACCACCGACTGATTTTAAATATTCAGCGACTCCACCATGTTCTTCACGAATAGCATCACTATATGGAGTTCCATTCCATCGATCAATTGGGTTTACATTTAATATATCACATTCTTCAATTAAATATTTAACAACATTTAAATGACCGTTAGATGCTGCTAAATGAAGAGGTGTTCTATTATCATAATCCCCTTTACGAAAATCAGATTCATGAATACTTATTCTTTTTAAAGCACTTAGATCACCAACACTTGAAAATTTAATAACTTGTTCAGTAGTAATTTCATTTTTATTTTTAATCTTTCTAGGATCTTTCTTGTTATTATTTTCAAGATTATCAAATAGATGGAAATTAAATTTATTTGTTAAGTTTGTAAAAAATAGAACACCTCTTTGAGAATTTCCAAAATTATCAAGACGAGGAGAAAATGAACAAACACCCATTACATTTGGGATAACAATAAATATACCACCCGCAACACCCGATTTAGCAGGAAGACCAATTTTAAAAGCAAATTCTCCACTATAATCATACATACCACAACTATACATCATAGATAAAACATTCTTTACAGTTTCTGCTTTCAAAACTCTTTCACCAGTAAGAGGACAAACTCCACCATTCGCTAGAGTCGCAGCAACAATTGACATCATATCTGTATCTAAAGTTAATGAACAACATTGAAAATAAAATTCTAATACTTCGACAATATTAGTTTTATCTGGAAATGCCTTATTTTCATTCATGAAATATGCTAAAGCAAAATTACGATCAGCTGTCATTCTCTCAGAAAGATATACGGAATTACTATATCCCATAGATTTATTACCAGCTAATTTTTTCCACATATTTAGAACATAATCAAAACGATTAGCTGCTTCTTCTCTAGGTTTAATCAAAGAACATGTCATAATTGCTCCTGAATTAATTAATGGATTATGGGGACGACCTTTATCATTTAATTTTAAAGCATTAAATGATGAACCACTTGGTTCCCTACCAACATGATTATGAACTTTGTCCTTTCCATGCTCTTCTAAAGCCAAACTATATGTAATCGGTTTCATACACGATTGAACACAAAAATTAACATCAGTATTACCAAAATGTGTCCTTTGACCATTAATAGTACAAATAGATACACCAAAATGTTCTGGATTCTGTTTCGCTAGTTGAGGAATATAAGTAGCAATATCACCACCATTTTCGTTTAGGCAACTATCATAAATTTTTTTTATATCTTCAGTAAATTCTTCAAAATCGCGAATAATAAATTCATTACTGAAGGCCTTTTCAATAATGGAAATATTTTTTGAAATACAATCAATAAATATTTCTTTATCAACTGTTCCATGATGTTTTTGAATAGAGTTAATAAATTCAAAAATACGTGGGTCATCTCTTAAAATACCCTTTTTTTCCAATTTCTCAATAAAATCCGCCTTATGAACTCTATCATCATTATTTTTAACTATGTTAAATACATTCTCACAAATAACTCTCAACATTTTATTATTTATATTCATTTATGTATTATTTTGCTTAATTACTTTTATTAGATTAGAAATTTAATTACTTTACTTTATTTTAATTTCATTTCATTTTTAAAAATGCTTTTATACTTATTAGTATATTTTTCATTCTTTTCGTTATTATCTTCAATATCTATTCTTAAATTTTGTTTTTTAGCAATCGGAATAAGCATTTTATGTAATTTATCTATTAACTCTTCATTTTGTCTTGCTGCTTCATTTAACCTTTTAATATCATTTGCTCTAGTACGCAATTTCTTTATATTAACTTTTAAATTTCTTTTTTTAATAAGTAGTTCTTGTAAAGTTTGGGGTCGATCATTGCCTTTTTGTTCTAAATTTGATAATATTTTTTGTTTTCTTTGAACTTTATTTTTTAATCCACCAATTTTATATATTTCATTTGCTAAAATTAATAAGGTTTTTTTATGATTATTTTCAGTATCATGTAATGTTTTTATGACATTACCCCAAATTTTGGCAGAAATTTGTTTCGCTTTATCTCCTCTTTTTTTCAAAGAATGAACTTTACTAAAATTTGAAACTTTACTAATTTGTTCCAACATTGCTTGTCTCTGAGCACCCTCGCGTTTTAATTCTTCTATAAAAGATACAATTTTTAATACATTTTTTTCTAATTCGTTATCCATATATTTACGAATTCTATTTGGATTTCCACTTTCTAATAAAGCACGAATATTATCTGGATGTGATGTATGTTTTTTTAAAATTAGTTTAGCAAGTCTACCTTGTTCTGATCCTAAATTTATTTCATTTGTTTTTGTATAATCATTATATGGTGTTATCATTGATACTACTATATAATAAATAAAGAATTTATTGTTACACTAAAACTTAAATACTACTAAATATCTTAAAGAAAATTTAATAACATTCTAATAAATTGAACTAGGATTTTCTAACATATGGCCCCCCTTTTTGAACTTGTATTGATGCAATGTTTTTGTTTAACCGACTATCTTTAATTTTAGGTAGACCTCTAGCATCAGCACCATCCCTTCCATTATTTACCTTCTCATTACCATAATGTCCTGCAGCAATACCATGTTTCTGCCTGTTGTAATTTATATCTTGGTATATATTTACATTATAACCTTGTAAAATTTCAATAGACATTGCTTTCTTTTTCATATGAAAACCGTGAATTGTGGGATATTTCGAAAGATCATTATAATTTCCTACAGCAAAACCTTGGAAGGTTTTTGGAGTATTCAAATAATTTTTATGTTGATATAATGTGACAGCATCTTTCCATGGCTTACCACCAATACCAGCTTCGTTGGTATTAATGTAGGTAGAGTGTAACCATTGGGCGGTGAATCTCTCCCATCTCCAATGTTTCAAATCAATCATACTTCTTTTTGGAGATTGAACCATATGACCATTTCTGTGGGCAGATAACCAAGTTCCCCAAACTGTTTTGAGAGCGAAATATTCACCACGAACATGATAAACAAAGAATTTCTCCCATGCCCAACCATGTGGAAACTTCTGCCATGCGGGATAGCCAGCTCCAGATTGATCGATTGTTTTTCCATCATTTCGTGCTCTGAGCCATCTTCCATGGGCACCAAGTAATCCGATACAGTTTGCACCATATTGTGGTAATTGTGCGATTTCAAAAATTTCCCAAGATCCAGCACCACCACGATCGACAAGGTGATATTTGGTATCAATTCTTGGGCCATCATGTCCTCCATTATTTCTCCATCTCCCATGGTGTCCATGACTAGTATGCATGCGAACATAATTACCCCAGTGAGTTTTAATACGAAGTTTTCTACCATTTTGGAAATATCCCATAATATCCCATTTTAGACGACTCTCTCTACCTGGACACCAAACATTCCAGTAATCAGGACCAGCTTTTCTTTCCCAAAGAATTTGTCCTTTGTCATTTTTAAGTCTAATAATAGCATTACCAAATCTCCCTCTACAACACGAACCTTCAGTTCTCCAACTACCGTGTTCACCATCATGAACTCTGTTCCAAATTTCAATTCTATTAATACTGTATTCTTTTCCTAAATCAACTTGCCACCAACCGCTTATATGACTATGGTTAGCATAATCACCAGGCCAAGCTCTTTGGACAACTCTGTTATTATCACCACCCCAACCTTGTTTGCTACCAGTTGTTTTCTTGTTTTCAGAAACTAATCTTGTTTTGTTGGTTGAATCAGAACCAAATACTTTGACCTTTCTCATATGAAGATAATCACCTGGTGCATGAACCCAGACATATCTTCCCCAATATCTAATACTGTATTTCTCTGTTAATCTTCTAGATTCTTTTTGTAAATCACTATGAGTTAATGCCTTATTCCAGAAAATCATTTCAGCAATATCACCTGTAGTCCATTCAGCACTATGATATTGACCAGCATTAATAGTCCATTGTTTTGGAGCATAAGATTTTCTTTGCCATCTACTTCTGAATTCACCATCAACATAAACTAAACCATCACTGTTAGCAATAACGCAGTGGAAGTTATAACTTTCTGTGTTTCTTTGCCATCCCATATTATCATAAGTACACCAATGTCCATGATGGACAACGCCAACTCTACCTCCCCACCATCCATGAAGAACATTATTTGTAGTACCATCAATAAGACGACCATTACTTCTAAGATTTCTACCAACAACGCAGACAGTAAATTTACCCCTTGTTCCGTTTCCATGACCACAAAGTTTAGTGTGAAATCTAATACCATCATATCTTCCAAATCTAACAACTGGGAATTTTTTATCATCACAAACTGCTTGGGCACTAACTGGATTTCCATAAAATTCACTTGCATCTGGGTAAAGGCCAGCACTATTTTTCCATTTTTTGTCATTTTTATAAGTCGAAGCCTCAAAATGACCAACTGCTGGACCAGTTGCTAGAGTTTCAATTCTAACTGGTTCAACTGGATTATGATATAACCATTTACTTCCGGATTTTTTAACTTCAATTGGGCGGAAATTAGAATATTTCCAACTCAGGGTCTTCCTTTTCTCTCTATCTGTAATGCTTTTAAGAGATAACGAACTATTTAGTTCTGCCTTAATATAACGTTTATGATATGTGTAGAATGCAATTAGACCTCCACCAATATATTCAATTTCAAATCTTTCCCAAGACCATCCAGCTGGTAAATCTGAATATTTCCCTCTACTTCCAGATTCATCAATTATATTAGTATTTGCTCTTATATATTTCTTGGTCGTAATATTCCATAAAGCAACCATATTACCTGGTAATCTTTTAACTTGGTAAACATTATGGTTCACGACCTTTATATCTCCATGTCTAACTGTATTACTTCCACTTTTAAGATATCCTTTGTGAAATGAGTTCCATAAAGCAATATAAGCACCATCTCTAAATATGTTATTTATAGTAGTAGGTAATTTTTGTCTCCAGTGAATAGTATTCCATCCTGTAAATTTAGTATTGTTATACCATTTAGAAACTTCACTATTATTTAATGAACCATCAAACCATATCATTTTTCTAATCCAAGTGTATTTATGTCCTGCAGATTTATCTCCTTCTGGGATATACATATTATGAGTTTTATGTGCTTGTGGATAATCTGGTAAACTTCCACTACTATGAAATTTACCGTTAATATAATGAGAAACAAGTTTTCTATCAACAATAGTACACATATGATTCCATTTATCATATCTAAATCCACTTCTGTCTATTTTATTTGCATCAACACCATCATTACCACCATGAGTCCAAACATTAGTTCCACAACATCTTTGGGTTCTTATTCTGAAGTGATATCTGTACATATCTCCACAACACCAAAACCAAGCTGCTGGAGCACGTTCGTGACCATTATTACCCCAACGGAAAATATTTCTCCAATGTCCATCAGCTGGATTAGTTTTGACCCAATACATAATAGTATATTGTTCTTGATTACTTAATGGAATTTGATTTCCTGGAATAATTTTACGCTTATATAAGTGATGTTGTCCATCAATTAATACTTTATGTGAAATTTCTCTTGGAGCATCCCATCCATTAAATTTACTCTTAGTATAAATTTCTCTTATTTGACGATCATTAACTGAACCATCATGCCACCACATATTTCTAACCCAAGTTGCATCATGATCACCTGTCCAATCTGGAATATACATGGTTTCAGTTTTCAACATTTGTGGATAATCTGGTAACCATCCTTGTGTGAGATATTTACCATTAATATAATGTTTAACATGTCTACCATTGACAGTAGTAAGCATATGACTCCATTTATGATATCTAAATCCTTTACTCTGTAAATTATGAGCATCAACACCATCATTACCACCATGAGCCCAAACATTAGTTCCACAACATCTTTGGGTTCTAACTCTAAAGTGATATTTATAAGAATGTCTACAACAATATAACCAAGCAGCTGGTGCTCTTTTAGAACCACTATTACCCCATCGGAAAATACTTCTCCAGTGTGCAGTTGCTGGATTAGTTTTAATCCAGTAGGAGATAGTAAAATGATTAGCATTAGACCATGGAATTTGATTTCCTGGAATTTTTCTTTGATGTTTCATATTATGTAATCCACCAATTAATATCTTTTTAGTTGGCATTATAACAAGATTAGTAGTTCCTGGGAGACAACATTGGAATTTGAATTGAATATTCTTTTTTTGTGAATCTCTGAATAATTGTAAATTACGGATACCTTTTCCTGCTGGACATTGAATATTATGTTTATCAAGAAAAACAGTATTACCACTTTCTGGCATATATCCCCAAGGAGTTTGATGCTCAGTACATGTAGATGCTCCACATGCTTTACAAGAATATTCAAAAGCCATTTTTTTAGCTGCTCCACCTCTAATAAGTTTCATAGAAGAAAGTAATCCTGATTTACAATCAATTTTGTGTTTATCTAAATAAAATGCTTTGCCTGCCCCATCAGTTTGTAATGGAGTGATGTTATTAACAAGTTCAGAATTATTTGTATCAGCACAACAGTTACCTACAAATCTATATTTACCTTTACCATCTCTCTGTAAATGTATTTTATTTAAAAGTCCTGTAGTTCCATGTTTATTACAATTAAGATGATGACGATCTAAATAAACAACATTACCCTGTCCTTCATCATTGAATGGAGTACTTGTAGCATAACAATCAAAATATTGTGGAATATTATATTTTTTACGAATATTATCAGAAGCTTGGACTATTTCTTTATCAGTTAATTGTCTGTTATAGAATAAAATTTCAGCAATATCAGAGATAGTCCATTCTCCACTTACGTATTGTCCATTATTAATAGTCCATTGGTTTGGTGTTGATCCATTAGTTTTAACATTATTGTTGTGTTTTGTAACATTAGAACTATCCATATATGCTTTTCCGTTATTTGTTGCTGCCATAACGTGGAATGCTGTATGACCACCTCTATCTTTATGAGTAAGCCAACCATCTTGGAAAAATACACCAGTTCTATTATTCCACCATCCAATAAGAGTATTCTTTCCTAAACCATCAATAACACGACCATTATTTCTAAGATTTCTACCAACTACAATAATAGTATAATTTGCAGAAACAATTCTTGAATCAAATCTAACACCGTCATTTTTTTGGAAATCAACTACTTTAAACCATTTACCATTATTATTACGCCATCTTACATTTGGATTACCTTTTACTGAAAAGTTATTTCCTATTTTTCCACCAAGATATTCTCCATCCCATTTAGCACCCCCATGATAAAAGTCTTCGGCAATATAACGACCGATTAAACCACTTCTAACACTTGGAGTAGTTCTAGAAGAACCATGCCTAGAAGGAGTTTTGGTAGTTGCTCCAATTGTATCTAATTGAGTAACTCTGAATAATGTAGAATATCCACCAACTTTTACCTTACTGGATTTAACTCTTTCTTCTCTCTTTGCTCTAACATTAACATATAAAGTATGACCATGTTTAGATTTAAGTTCAATTCTACCATCTTTTTGGATAATATAAGTAAATCTTTCCCATTGCCATCCACCTGGAATGTGGAACCATGGTCCATGATGATAAGCCAAATCAGTTGTACCATTTGGATGAACTCTTAAATATCTTTCATACAATACATTCCAAAGTGCTATAGAATTTCCACCTAAAGTAATTACACGCCAACGTGATGCTTCAGAAATTTTATCAATAGTATTTCTACTACTGCTGTATGGACGAAGATATCCATATACACCACCAGATTGTAAAGAAATAATGGAACCAGTAGTGAAATAACTTTTAACTTTTGCTCTAAGTAATTTTGCTTTTTCTTCTGCTGCGGCTGCTGCTACTTTTCTTTTTCTTTCTGCTTCTTCTGCTCTTTTTTTTGCTGCGTCTTCTTTCTTTTTTGCTGCTACTGCTGCTTCTTGTCTTTTTTTTGCTTCTTCAAGTGCTCTTTTTCTTGCCTCTTCTGCTTCTCTTTTCTTTCTTTCTGCCTCTTGTGCTTCTCGTCTTCTTTTATCTTCTTCTGCTGCTTTTCTTTTCCTTTCTTCTTCTGCTTTTTTAGCTACTTCTGCTGCTTTTCTTGCTACTTCTAGAAGTCTTTTCTTTTCAGCTACATCTTTTGCTCTTTTAGCTGCTTCCGCTGCTTTTCTTGCTTCCTCTGCTCTTTTTCTTTGTTCTGCTGCTGCTTTTTCTGCTGCTACTACTGCTGCTGCTGCTTTTTTCTTTGCTTCTTTTTCTGCTTTCTTTCTAGCTAGGAG